TCTTTTGTCGGTTCTGAAGGGTGTTGCTTCTGCTGAAGTCGCTCGTGGCGATGCAGGTGGTGCAGGTAACGGCGGTCTGGTTAGCTTCGATACTGACGCTGACGCTGCTGCAACTGGTATGTTCGTTGACATCAACGCTGAAGGTGAATTCGGTGCTGCTGCAACTGGTTCTGTAGACGCTCGTCGTCTGTTCGACTCGTCTGCTATTGGTGCTGCTCGTGGTGAGCGTCTGTTCAAAGCTATTGGTATGGCTTTCAAAGACTACGAACCCGATTACATGTATCTGGTAACTTCTCCTGAAGTTATGGCAGAAATGCGTGCTGCTAACCTTGTTGACCAAACTATGGTCACAGATGGCAACCTTGAGTTCTCGACAATCTTCGGCGGCAAATTCCGTCTGGTGATGACTCGCGCTCAACAGCGTATTGCTGGTGAAGCTGCTGGCGATCTGAACACTCAGTCCGCAAAATGCACTTTCGTTGTGAAGCCTGGCTCGGTAGCTGCTGCTGCTGTTGGCGTTCCGACTCCTGTTGAAGTCGATCGCGTTGCTGCTTCTTACAACGGTGGTGGTTCGACTAACGTTTGGTACCGTTATGGCTTCGTAATGCATCCAATGGGTTACGATTGGGCTGGCTCAACTACTGCTTTCGTTTCGAACGCTGGTCTGGGTACTGCTGCTTCGTGGAACCGTAAAATGGACGCACTGAACTTGGGTATCCTGCCTATCTTCCACGCCTAATAATTTAGGAGGGACTAATGGCACTAGTTCTAAATACTAACAGCTATGTGACTTTAGATGAGGCTGAACTATACTTTGAAACTCGCATCGACAGTGCTAACTGGTTTAACTCTGAAGATGAGATTAAAGAACAGGCATTGGTTACTGCAACACAGATTGTAGACAATCATGCTTGGATTGGCTCGGCTATTAGTCCTTCCCAAGCTCTTGCGTGGCCTCGTAAGAATGCAATCTACAATGACCCTCGTTTGGGCCTTACTGTATCTGTTGCTGAAAACGAGATTCCACAACAGGTTAAAGTTGCTGTTTATGAACAAGCACTGCATTTGATTGATAATGAGGATCTTCTTTCTGGTACTACTCAAACTTTTGAAAGTATCAAAATTGGCTCAATTGCTATTGAAGATAAAAACTCAGATACCACTAAAACTCCTATGAAAGCAAAGCTAGTAGTTTCGACTATTAAGCCTTTGCTTCGTAGCAGTGGTACTAGCCTAACATGGTGGAGGGCTAACTAATGTCAATTTCTGCGCGAGTAGCTAATGCTGTAAATAAAGCTTTTATTGCAGCAGGTGATCTTGTTAAAAGTGCAGAATTACAATCAAAAGCAGTTTCTAGTTTTGACTTTCAAACAGGTGAAACTAAAAGCGTAACCCAGAAAGTTACAGTTGATGTAATCATTCAATCAACTGAAAAACCGTCTGGCGAAGGTTTTACTAAAACCGCGCTTATGAAGTCAGGTCTAGATCTTAGCGTTTACGACTCTATTATTATTGATGGTAAACGCCATAACATTGTAGACTATGATGATAATGGCTTTACTATTACAGTAATTATTGTTAAGGAGAGGTAAAATGTTTGAGACTATTCTCACAGACATTCAGTCTGTTTTTGCCTCTGCGGATTGGACTTCAAAGCAGATTGCAATATACCCTGATAACTATCAAGGTACTATTGTAAATCCTGACGAATATTTGCGTATGAACATTATACCCGCAGATAGCAACAACTATGCCTATGAAGGTAGGAAAGTTGTTAGCGGTGTAATGTTTATTAAGATTTTCGTTAAAGCAGGTGAAGGTCAAAAACGCATTATGAAAATTGCGGATGAACTTGATTCTGTTCTTCAAAACAAAACTTTAACTAATAAAACACAGCTTGGGACTTCCTTTGTTACAATGGAAGGGCTTGACCCATCTAATCAATCGCTTTATAGCGCAAGATACACTATACCATTTAAGAAATACGGAGAATAACAAATGGCACACATTTCGACACTTGGCGCAGGTATTTATACATACCTTGACCTTTTCAAAGGGACCATCCCTGCTGGCACCGATACCGCTTCGGAAATCGCTGCTCTGTTCGTTGGTTCTGTTCCTGGCACGGCTGACGCAGATCACGTCCGTATGCCTTCTGTTCGCGAATTCCCTTCTGTGGGTACTCCTGCGAACATCGTTAACGTTCCTGTTTACGGCCAAGCAACCTCTTCGCAGGTGCAAGGTCAGTCGGACGCCCCGACTCTGGAAGTTACTGTTAACTACATCGCTGCTGACATGCAAGCAATTCACGCTCTTGTCGGTCAACAGGTTGCGTTCCGCTTCATGATGGCTGCTGGCCCCGTCACTAAAGACGAAGGTGCAGACGTTACTCTGGCAGTTGAAAACACTGAATTCTACTTCGTCGGTAAGATCGAAGCTATTCTGGTGAACCCTGCTCTGACAGACGCAACTACTGCAACCGTTACGTTGTCGGCTCAAACCGACTTCTTCGGTCCTGCGACTATCTAAGTTAGTTTTGGGGGAGATCTTTAGAGGTTTCCCCCTCATCCATAAAAAGAAGTATTACATGACAGATAAACCATTTAGTAAAAGCTTTGTTATGCGTACGACATTTCGTCATATGCGTCGAAGCGTAGACATTAGTATTCGAAAATCATTTGATCGTTTTCAAGACTTTGATGAGGGATCCCGTGAAGGAAAAGAATGTCTAGAAACACTCTCCGTTCTTCATACGGTTCGTAAAATCTTGGATGACTTCCAAGCTGCGAATCCGCACCTGTTCACTGAAAAAGATAAATTGCAATAAAGGAAAAGTATTATGAAACATCTAGTAGGTAAAGTTATTACAAAAGAAGTCTCGTTTATGGATGACAAAGTTGAAGTCCGCAAACTGTCGGTCTCGGAAGTTATGGCTATCCAAGACCTCGTAAAGAAAGCTGCATCGTCTAAGAAAGATGATTCTCAGCTTGGAGTATTGCGTGACGTCCTTCGTCGTGCTGTTATCGGTGCAGAAGAAATGACCGATCAAGAATTTGACTCGTTCCCGTTGGCAGAACTGAACAAGCTTTCTGAAGCTGTTCTTGGGTTCTCTGGCATGGGCGATGGTGGCGCTTCGGGAAACTAACCGATCAGGAAGAAGTAATCTTCGAAGTGGCTTATAACCTTGGCATTCCTGTTTATAAAATTGAGCAGGAAATGCCTTATACAGAACTACTAAAGTGGATTACTTACTTCCGCAGGAGACCTGTCGGATATCGAGAGGACAACCGCACTTACATGCTATTACGTGCGCAAGGTATCAAAGAATCTGCTGAAAACTTATTTCCAACAATTCGTGCTGTTCGAAATTACGAAGACTCTAAAATTGAAGCTGGCAAAGTTATGCCACAAGGTAAGTTCCTTGAAAAGATGCTTAGAGCAAAGAATGGCGATGGATCTGGTTGGGATTTGCTAACAGGAGGTCAGAATGGCAAAGCCGATAATCAGCCTTGAAGTTGTTAACTTCGACAAAGAGCTTGCTCGTATTAAACGAGAAGTGGCTGAAATTGGTGCAATGGAAACCCATGCACGTATTGATTATGCAACAGAACAACTACGTATTGTAACCCCTGTAGATACAGGTGAAGCAAGACGTGGGTGGTCTAATACAAAGACTAGAACTATCTTTGGAGAAGCCGCAGGTACTATCCGTAACCCTGTAGAGCACATCGAATATCTAAACAACGGATCAAGTCGGCAAGCACCTAAATACTTCATTGAAGCGGTGCTTCTTACTATTGGCGAACTAACGTAGCCCCTAACATCCTTGCCCTATGATGGCATCTCATTACATCGAGATACTGTTGTAGGGCAATTTTATTAAGGAGGAACACTATGAGTGGTGTAGAAATTAGAGTACGGTCTAATTCGCAACAGGCTCGACAGGATCTTGCAAGACTTGAGAAGTCCGTTGGTAATATCGATAAAACCGTAAACAATGTAACTAAATCTATAGGCCGTTTAGCTGTCGGTCTTGGTGCTGCTTTTTCAGCACAACTAGCTATTAGAAATATTAACAAGTATACAGATTCTCTTATCAATCTTGAAAACCGTATTGCCCTAGTTACAGGCCGTACGGAAGAGATGACACAAGTACTTGGTAAACTATATGAAATCTCTGCTCGTTCTAGAGGCTCTATTGATGGTGCTGCCGAGACGTTTAACCGTTTTGGTCGTTCGCTTCAAGGTACAGGGGCATCTACAGAACAATTACTTCAAGTAACAGAAGCCGTTCAAAAGAGTATTGCTATCTCTGGTTCTGGAGCTGAATCCGCTCGTGCAGCTATTTTCCAGTTGGGTCAAGGTTTGGCTTCTGGTCAGCTTCGCGGACAAGAACTTAACTCCGTGCTTGAACAGGCTCCTCGACTTGCTCAGGCTATTGCGGATTCTATGGGGCAACCTCTCGGTAAACTTCGCGAGTTGGCTGAAGAAGGCAAGATTACAACTGATGTTGTGTTCAAAGGTCTTCTAAAACAAGCGGAAGCAATCAATAAAGAATTTGCAGATCTTGAAGGCACTACGGCACAAGCCTTTGAAGTATTTGGTGATTCTGTTGGTCGTGTAACTGGTGAAATCAGTAAGACACTAGGTTTCTCTTATTTATTCACTGATCAACTAAATAGAATGAGCACTTATCTTCGTGATAACGTTGGTCAGCTAAATAGTATGGCTTTCATACTCAGAGGTGATATTATCACTGGCTTTAGAGACTTTTCTCTTATTGCGGGTGGTGTTGCTAATGTTCTTGGTGCTTACTTTGGTCGCATTGGTGATGCTATTTATCAGCTTATTCTGCCTATGCGTACTGTTAGTGACCAGCTTAAGGCAACGTTGCTATCTCCATTCTTAGAGGCTCGTCAAGAATATCTCAAAATTACAAACAAAATTGGCGATGACATGGCTGATTCTATGATGTCTGGTCTTCGTGGCAAAATCGGTAATGTTTTTAGAGCCGAAGGTCCAGAAGAAATTAGGGCAGCGCTAGATGATTTAGCTATGACGATTGACGGTTATGGTCGTCAATGGTTCAACTTTGGAAACCAAATTACGAACTTTATCAACCCTGCTTTTATTACTATTGAAAGGACTTTGGTTGGTTTGGGTATTCTAGATCAGCGATTGCTACGTTTCCGTAGTGGCTCTTTTGAAGATTTAAACTTTGTTATGGAATTAACAAATCTTATCATTAAAGATCTTGTTAAAAATATTAAAGCTCTAGAAGTTTGGAATGATCTGGTTCTAGGTGCTTATATTGCTGCTCAACAAATTAATCGAGTTATGGGCGCAATAAAATCTGAAATTTCTATAGCTGTAAATAAGATCCAAAAGACGCTTCAATCTATGTTTACAGGGGTTAAAGATATTGCTGAAAAGAACCTTGGTGCTGCATGGAAATCTGTTAAGGGGTATCTTGACTTAATTGAGCGTAAATTCTTCTGGCTTTACGACGAAGTTATTGCTAACTCTTGGTGGACTGACACTATGGAGCAAACTGCAGGTTTAGCACAATACTGGCTAGGTCGTGCTGAAGCCCGTGTACAAAGTTTTGGTAATACTATTAACTCTGTTTATAAAACAATTAGTAAAAGAGCAAGTGGCTTTAAAGAAGCACTTTCTAATTTGTTGCCCTCTGGTGGCGGTAGGAATATTCTTGAAATTGAGATTTCGACAAGTTCTATCAAAGAAACTGCAGTAACTCTTGTTAATACTGCTGTTAATTTTGGTCGTACTATTTCTAGTGGTGCTGCCAATATGGTATCAGACCTATACAAGAAAATCAAAGAAATTGCCCCTGGTATTGGGTCGTATATTGCGTTTGCTGTTACTACTGCAGTTGGTTCTGCTTTTGCACCCAAGCTTTTTGCTCCTCTGCTTAAACTTGAACTTATTGGTCTTGGTGCGATTATTGCAAATGAACTTGCAAGTAACTTTGGACCTGCATTTATTTCATCTGGGTTTTTAGAAGACCTTGGTACAGGTATTGGTCGAGCCGCAGGAAACTTTGCAGCTGCCATTATTGAGAACATTCCTATGATTGTTCAAGGTCTTGTACAAGTTGTAAAAGGCTTTGGGAAGGGTGTTGCAGAAGCTTTTGGTGGTATTCCTGGATTTCTTCTAAGAACAATTAACTCTATTCCTTTCTTTGGAGGGGATGGTCTTATCGTTGGTTTGATCTTTGGTACTGCAGGACTTTCTATCGTTAGCAAGAAATTCCGTGAACTTGCCTTTAATGTTATTCAACCTGCTCTTACTGGTATTATTAAGATGGCAGGTGTTGGCAGTGGTGCTAACTTGTTTGGTGCTGGTCAGGGTCTGGCTTCTCGAATTCTATTTGGTGGTACAGCAGACCCCAAGGCTGTTCTGACACGATTGACTTTCTTTACTGTCGGTGCAACAGCTTTGCTTTCGGGTATTCCTGACACATTGGGACAAGGTATTGCACAGCTTGGTTTTGCTTATTTGACTATGTTTGGTACTCGTGGACCAACTGCGATTATTCAAGATTTGCAGAAAGTTGCAAATGTAGGCGGTAGTGCATTTAGCACAATTATGGCAGGTGGTTGGGGTACTCAACTAGGTGCAACAGCTGCAAAAGCCTTTAATGGTATTAGGTCTATGATGACTATGACCAGCCGAGTAGGTGCTATTGAATCTGCTAAAATGTCAGCTTCTTATGTAGCTTCTTTTGCTCGTATTCGCGGCGCAGGTATTTCAAGTCTTGGCGCAGTTGTCAAGCGTTTTGGTAGAGTAGCACTTATTGCAGGTGCAGCACTTTATGCATTGACTGGAACTGCTGATGCAGCTTCAGAGGAAATGGGTGGTCTTGAAAGTACGATTTCAAAATACTCTGACGTAGGTATTATAGGTCTTTCTATCCTTGGGCCTATGCTTGGTGGACCTCTTATGAAGGCAGTTACTAAGGTTACAGGGTTTGTAGCTAAGTCTATCTCAGGACTTGTTTCAACCGCAGTAGCTACAGGTGCTCGCCTTGGTGGTGCTTTGTTTACAGGTATTATGGCAGGTGTAGGTAGCCTTGCAACCTCGATTGTTACAGCAATTACAGGTGCTTTTGCTGCAATATTCTCTATGGCGGGGGCTATTGTTGTTGGCGCAGTTGCAGCTATTGGTTTGCTTGGTGTATGGATCTTCGGCGAAGGTGATGGTTTCTTTGATAAACTAGGTAACGCTTATGACTCTGTTCGTAAATTCTTTGGCATGGCAGATCGTCGTACAAGAGACGCACGTAACGAACTCGAAGGTTTGTTTGATTTTGATCAGATTGGTGATATTAAGATTAACCTTGCTGCTGAACTTGCTAATGTTGATTTGTCTAGTATTTCTGACGATGATCTTGATCGTTTGATGCGAGTTAGCCGTGAAGCTAATCGTATCTTCGAAGAAGCTAATACAACACTTATGAATGAAGGTGAACTTAGTCGGGCTGAAACACGAAATGTTCAACGTGCAGTTTATGCTGTTCGTGATGAACTTCGTAGAGCACCAGCTGTTCCTGAAACAGAACGTGGACGTAATCTTGGAGATAGCCTTAAAACTATTCTAGGTGGTATCGAGTTTATTGGTGGCCGTACTAGTCAAAGTCTAAATCCGTTTGGTGATGTTCTAACTGAATCTGAACGTGCTGCCCTAACACGCGCTCAATCTCAGGCTGATGAAGGTCGTTTATCAGACGCTATTTCAACTATTCTCACTTCTGAGATGCGTCCAATGCTTGAAGAAAGTGACCAAGGTCGCGCACTTGTTGAATTGATGGGCCGATTGATGGGTGTATTGGATGCTGGTGCTTTGGATCGTATGAGCCAAGAAGAATTCGTTACTTTCTCAGAAAGCGTTTCTGACTTCTCTCGTCTAATTAACCAATTTGGACGTGGTGTAGGATTTAACGAAGTTGGTGCGGGTGTACAAGCTTTTGGTCGTGGCGGTATTGGCAATGATACAGGTCTTGCAGGTGAGCTAGCGGGTATTCTTCAGACAGTTGCTCGTGAAAATGCTCGTCAAATCTTGCTTGAACAGCGTCAAGCTAAGCTAACTAATGCAGAAGAAATTTTGACAAAAGTGGCAGATTTCGGTGTTGATATTGAACCTGAAGAACTTGCAAGACGATTTACAAATGCGCAGCTAGATGCCTTTATTGAAGCGGGTAATAATCTGATAACCAATATGGATATCTTTGATCAAGCTCCAGAAACACTGGCTGGTTACACACAAGAATATCTTGATCGTTTGAACCATAATGCAGAAATGTATGCTAACGTTCTGAATCATATTATTGAACAATCAGTTCCTCAAGAAACAACTGATGAAATTCAGAGCCGTCTTGAAGGCTTGCAGTCTCAGTTAGATTCTGTAGGTATCTCTGGTTCTCTTGCATTTGATCCTATGGTTGCTTCTGTTGCGGCTCTTAGCGAAGAAGCTATTTACCTTGGTGGTGAATACGAAAGAATGCAAGGCAAAATTAAGAGTATTTCTCGTCTACAAAGACAACTTCTTGAAGACGAGTCTCTTAGTGCGCAACAACGCAGAGACATTACTGTAGAAATTGGTCGTCAACG